GGACAAATCAATTCCAAACATTGCATATGGCAAACATTAAAGAACTACATCATGCCGGGCGCAAAAATGCGTCCGGTGTATCCTTACAATTAGAAATAGATTATCACCACGATCAGTGGTGCGTGGACAACGGGTATCCGGTTAATAGCTACAAGCCTCAAGCGGGAAGACCCAGGCGTCAGGCTCCAAGCTTATCGAGCGCCAAGCTCAAGGCGTCAAGCCCCAGGCAGCAGGCGTCAAGCGTCAAGCCGCAAGCGTCAAGCTCATGGATCCGTGAACCACGGAACATATGAACAAGTTTCCCGGACCTTGGACCAAGGGCCTGGGCTATGATAAAAGTATTCTCAGGATGTGTATGATGCCACGATATTTGGTGCGGACTAAATTTCAATTTTACACCTTGAGTGACCTTAAATTCCACTGTGAAGAAAAACTTATTTTTGTTGTAGCAGAGCGCATCCGGCATACCTGGAAGGCTTAGATTCTCTAGCCTATTCCACTGTATGTTAGGTGTTTTTTGTTTTACTTTTTGGTAAAGTTTTGCCTCTGGACCCATCTATATTTTGAGGTGACTTATGTTCAAAGAAAGGCACTCCTGTCCTCTTTTTGCTATAATGTTTTTGTTCATATAATCTCTTAGAGTAACTCATATAATAACAACATCAATCATGTAACTTATACAAAATAATGTAAATGTTGCTATCGATAACAATACTAAATCGTCTGTGGGTTTCATATTAAGAAGTGGCTTTTGCCTAGTATTTCTTTTGGATCATCTTTAGTTTTAAAAGCAACCAAGATTGATGGCTGTCCTATTACATTGTTTTCTAAAACTTCTATCCTAGATATTTCATGTAAAGCACCTTGCCTCTCAACATACACTCTCGCATTGTTGATAGCATTACCCTTATCTTCGTCAACAAACTTCTCTAAATATTCCATCAAATGTTTAACGTACATTAATTCTTCTTTGTTAAATTGCCAACTTGTTCAGCTAGCTTAATGTTGTCATTCTTTAGTGCTTTAATATCTATTTCAATATCAGCATTTAAAGCTCTAACAGCTTTGTTAATTCTAATGATTTCAGTTAGTTTTTTAGTTAAGTCAGCAACTAGCTGTTCCGTACCATTGAGTTTAACTCTATCAGATTGCCATTCACCTTTTTCAAGTAAAAGAGCTGCGTTATCTTGTTTTAAAGTTTTAATAACTAAGTCTTGGCTTTCAATTACTAAAGTTAAATCGTTATCTCCTCTGTCTTCTATTTCATCTGTCATACTTGACAATATATGATTGTTACCTTAAAATGTCAAGTAGGCCACTTAGAAATAAAAATCTTTGATGGCCACAACTTATGCAGGAATACATATAATGGGACTCTCCAAAAGATTAACTGAAATGCAAAAGAGATTTGCTGAACTGATTGTATTTGGTGGACCAGATGGACCACTCACACAGACAGAAGCTGCAACTATGGCTGGCTACTCTGAGAAGAGAGCAAGACAAGAAGGTTCAGAACTTATGAATCCAAGACACAGCCCATTAGTAGTTACATACATAGGACAACTTAAGGAAGAGAGATTAAAAAAACATGAAGTTAATTATGACACCCATATTTCTGAATTAAATAGAATTAAGGAACTTGCTTTGAAGAAGGGTTCTTTCTCTTCTGCCGTAAATGCTGAGACAAATCGTGGTAAAGTAGCAGGGCTATACATAGACAGAAAAATAATAAAGCATGGGAAATTAGAAGAGATGTCAATAGAGCAAATAGAAGAGAAACTAAAAGGAATGCTAACCGATTACGCTCCATTACTTAATGTAACTCCTGAAACAATAGAAATAGAAGAAGAAAAAAAAGAATCATAATTTTTTACGTTTCTTCTTTTTAGATTTTTTATCATAGTCTTCATATTCCTTAATTAATGTTTCCGATGGATGCCACACATCAACTGCAGTATGACAATTAGGACAGGATAAATTACTAACTATATCATAATCTTCATTCTCTTCTGTATCATGATCACCACCCCATATTAACTCATTATTACAGTGCCAACAGTTCATTGTTATTTACTTCCTTTTTTTATATTAGCAATATGTTCCATGGGTTGTAGATTACTCCAATTAAAACATGCACGTTGTTGTTTTGGATCTTCCAGATTAAAATGAAAACAGGCTTTAATATGATCCATATCCCATCCTCCTAGACCTTGATTTTCCCAATTCATCCATGGTTCAAATTTAGATTCTAAATGTTGTCTTAATTCATCAGGGGTACAACCAATTAATTTCATAGTTGAAGTTGATTTATTTTTACCTTTTAAAGCTTGCAAAACTCTACTTGAACACAAATGTCTTATTCTAAAATTAATATCTGTAGAATATCTAATTTTCCATCGTTTGTTTGTTTGTTCTTTTATTTCAGGTTTAGCTTTATATTCTTTTTGTTGTTTTTTAATGGCTTCTATATTTTTTAAACGGTATTCCTTATTTTTTTTGCTGTCTTTTTCTATATTTTTTAAATGGAGTTCTTTCATCTGTTTTAGTCTTTTTTCTCTATTTTTTGAATGGTTTTTTAATACTTGTCCTATTCTTTTTTCTTTATTTTTTAAATAATATTCTTTATCATATTTCTTCCGTTGTTCTTCCATTTTCATAATATCTTTCCTTTATTTTTACCTACTTTAATTTTATACCTTTGTGTACCATGTGCACCAATATTTACTTCTTTACGTAAAAATTTAAACATATCCATTTGCTTTGCATTTTCCCACTGCTCTTGCACATAGTTTAAAACTTTGCCTTTGTTTGCTTTTTCACGTGTAGGCATTTAATCTATTTCATCCAAATTATTTTTAAGCATATCTAACACCCACGGATTATCTCTAAATACACCTATCATAAAATTAGACAATTGATTTACAACAAGCTCTTCATGATCTTCTTTAAACAAAGGACCATTGGCTTGATTTAATCCTGCAACATAAACTGCGGCATGCATAATTTCATGAAAGGTTGTGTTAGCTCTTTCTTGCCCGCATAAATCATGTTGTATGTATATGACACCATCTCTGTAATGATACTCACCATAACTTTCGGTCATCTCATCTTTTTTCCAATCAGGTCTTACATACTTAATTTTAATATCTCTGTAACCAATCTTTACTTTGTCTGGTAAACCTTTTACTTCAATTGGTATTACTTCACTTCTTCTTTTTTGATGTCTATTAATTTTTCTATTTTTTCTAATTGCCATAATTCTGCCTTAATTGATAGTTGCGACCCCTACTGTGTAAAAAATTAATTATAACACGTTTTTGGGAAAAAAAAAATAAAAGTGTCGGGGACCTAAAAAACAGTACACTAAATGGCTTATAACTGTTGTGAGAGTAGACGAATAAGCCCCGACCCCTAGGGTGTCGGCAGGGTGTCGGCAGGGTGTCGGGGGGTGTCGGCATTTCGGAATAAAACAAGAACATTCCTATGATTTTTTGAATTATGCTCTTGGTAGGTGTCGCTGCGACCCCTCGCCGACCCCTCGCCGACCCCTTAGGTGTCGGCATTTGTTGCCTTAATTTAGACACAATCATGCCTCATTTCCATCTTTTTCAAATTCTTTTAGCAATTGTGTTGTATTTATGTCACTACTTTTTTCTCTCTTAATTTCATGAAACATGTCTAATCTTTTTAAAAATTCATGCTTCCATTTTCTAAGTTCTAATCCTTGAATAATAAATTCTTGATAATATAGGTCAGGAGTACATACCATTATTACACCCTTTTCAATTTTACTTTTGTGAACGTAATCGTGAGCCATGGCATATGCTGCAATCTGCATTTTATAGTCTTCAATCCATTCATCTCTCTTTGGTCTATTGCTTTGTTTAAAGTCCACAATAGCATCTGCACCATTATGCTTGCATACAAGGTCCGTAGAGCCTGCGTAAAGGCCAGGATAGTATAGTGTGACCTCCGACCCATACCACTCATCCACAGGTGCTAAACCGACGTCTATGACCTTCTGAGCCATAGTTTTAGCTAACTGTCCCATTGTAGTCATATCCTCATAACCTTGTTGTAAAATGTAGTTTTCTAAGTATTTATGCATAGAAGTCCCACGATTACTGGATTGATTCTTAATTCTTTCAGCCTCTACTTCACCAACCTTAGCTTTCCATTTTCTTATAAAAGATTGATCTTTAGTCTTGCCTAAAATTGTAGTTACACTTGGCAATCTGTTGCCGTTCACATCATAGGTCCGTGAGCCGTGGTCCTCGGATCGTGTGGCATCAACATAGGTATAGCG